TTCTCTGGTTACTTTTTTCTCGTCTTTACCTGTTAGTATTTTATAAGTAAGTTTTACACCACTATTTGGAAGTGTAAACGCAAATTCATTTTTATTGGGTTCAATTAGAGTTTTAGGATCAAATTCTTTATTATCAATTTCAGTTAAATCAACACTTTGTCTTGTATTATTTAATGTAAATTCATAAAGCTTTCCATATCCTAGTATCCTGGTTGCTACAAAAAGTGCATTTTTATCTCCTACTACTAAATCATCTACATTAATTTTATCAACAATTACGGATTGTAATAATTTATCTAATACTGTACCCTTATTTATATAAGATTGATTAGTTAAAATATCCTCTTCCTTAGCAGTCATATATTTTATTTCTACTTTACCGCTTGATAGGGGATGATCTTTAGGATAAACAAAACCTTTAGAAGGTAAGTCAACCGTTTCTGTGGGGAATTTAAATTCTGCCATAGTCTTTATTTAATAACGTTTGTTAATACATATCAATATAAAAAAAAAGCTTGGCAAAGCCAAGCTATTTTTAATATTTCTTTAAACTTGTATTAGAAGTTTAAGATACAATAATCAGGTTGTACTGTTAATGATAATTCCTGAGCGGCATTTTCATTATCCCAGTTATAATCACCAAATGATGCTTCAGTAATTAATGCTCCTTTGATAATCCATTCAGAAACTATATCACCTACTGGTCCTAATACATTGAAAGTAAGATCTTTTTTATAGAAATCACTATAACCATCTCTACCAGTTACTGATTCGTGATGCAATCTAACCCATTCCATTACCGCTTGAGCTCCTGACGGTGTGATTGGATCGAAAAGTGTCAATGAAATTGTATTCCAAAGAGTTTTTCCTTTCACGTATCTTGCTACGTTAATATGGTTCAATTGAACTGTTCCTTGAGTTAATGATACAGCTCCTACTCCCTTAACTTGGTAAGAAGGTATTCCATCAACGTATAAGATAAATCTATTTTGTTGCTTTGGCTCAAAAGCTGTGTAAAATATTTCGTTTGGGTCTAATACTGCCATTTTATTTAATTATTTATTCTTTATTATAAATATTCTGTTTTTTAATTTTTATGCTGGAAATTCAACTCCCGTAGGTAATACGTTGAAATCCAATATTATAAATTCAGCTGTTTTAGTTGGTTGTAAAAATACTTGACCTACTAATTCATTTCTATCAACAACATCTGGTGTGTTGTTAGTCTCATTCATTACTACTTTAAAGGCAAATAATCCTTGTCTTTGTTGTACTGATTCTAAGTACGGATTTACTTGGCTTAAGAAGTTGTTTCTGGTTGAGATTGTATTTTGTTCAAATACTAAATTATCAGCTACCTGAGTAATAAAGCTCTTTAATGTAATTAATAATCTTCTTACATTTACTCTATCTAAAGCACTTGCTCTAACTTGTAGTGTTTTCTGTCCAAATACTACAACTCCTCTTCCTGGGAATGTAGCAATTGGGTTTACATTTGCACTATATAGAGTATCTCTATTACCTGAAGTTAATTTTCTTTCTGCTCTAATTACGTTACCTAGCGCGCCTCTAATTAAACCTGCTGGTGCGAACCATGGTTCCGATGAGGAATCAGTGAATGAATATACGCCCGGTATAAACGCAGAAGCTGGCGACCAAGTTGTTTGTCCACTTGTTGGATCTACAGCTTGTAACCAAGGCCAGTAAGTTGCAGCATAACTTGAATCAAATGCTGAAACGCTATTTGTTGTAGCACTTACTGTACTTCCATATTTTGATACATCAATTACAGCTATACAATCTTGTCTATTTTCTGCTAGTGCTACTAAAGAATTTACTTGAGTAATGTGAGCAGCAAATGTAGAATCTGCAATTAATCCAGGAGCAACTATAATGTTAAAGTTATAATCATCTTTATTATTTAATAATGATATTGATGATGAATAATCAGTTGCTGTTAATCCTTGGATATTTGTATTTGTAATATTTTCATTAAATTTCATTGGTGAAGTTGCTGCTTGAACATTTTCACCTGTTGCACCTGTAAATGATCCTGAACTTGCTACAGGAACAAATAATTCATAAGAAGTTAATACACCATCAAATGATCCACTTGATGCTACACCATTATTATCAAAGAAATTAGGTGTTGTATGGTTAACTTGTTTAACAGATACAAATTTACTTTTATTAACATAGCTTCCAGAAGTTTGTACATAAAAATCTGAGCCATCTTGTCTAATATTTTGTACTTGATTACCGATTACCTTTTCGATATAATTGGCAGAAAATGGATCTAAAGATAAATCGTTATAAGTTTCTAATACTGCTTTTTGGTTATTAGTATCGTTTCCTTGTCTTATAATTAATGAGAAAGTACCAGCTGCTTGATTAACACCGGATATTTGCCATCTTACGTTTTCTACTGAACCTGAATCTAATGTACCATTAGCACTATCTGTTGCTTGGTAATTATTCATAATCGTTCCTTGAGAAATTGTTTGTAATTGGAAAGATTCTGAAGATGCCGCATTCATGATACCTGAGTTTTTACTTCCGTCTGTATCTCCTCCTGAAGTTATACTACCAGAAGTAAATGCTGAAGTGAAGTCACCATGTACGACTCTTGTTACTAATAATGATGTGCCTCCTTGTCTAAAATAGTTATTAGCTGCAGTAGAGGTTAAATATGAGAATTCTCTAGAAGCACTTTCTACAGTTGTTCCAAATAATGCTTGGTATTCACTGAATGAAGTTACTAAAGTAGGAATTCTAACTGGACCTTTTACAGCTGGACCTATGATAGCGGCACCAAATTCGACGGGGCTTTGCTGAATAAATGATTGATCATTTTCTCTTGCTAATACACCTGGAGATATTAATGTTTCTGCCATTTCCTTATATTAAAAATTTAAATATTATTTTGTTATAAATATGAGAAATAATTTCAAAAAATTATTTTATTGGAACTATTTCTCCAGTTTCTAAATTTATGTTACCACTACCGTATTTTTTTTCTAACTCTTCGGCAGTTATAACTTGTTCTTTTTTAAGAGCTTCATATTTTTCATATATGTTATCTCTTTCTTTTTCTAATTCGTATTCTCGAATTTCTATATTACCCATTGCTAAAGCAATTTCTGTATTTCGCAATTGGTAACTTTTTAATTTTGCAACTTCTTCTTGTGATAACTTATTGGACATAATTTTATATTTGATTATAAATATATCAAAATGTCCTAAAAATTAATTTCTTTTTCTACCATCTAATGTTGGATTTCTAAGTGGATTTACATCCCTCATATCACGAACAACTTCGTT